CTTATTGTGTTACAACACCTGTATAAAATTAAGTGTAAACGACCCATTAGGGTTTATTTTATACATCGTTAAAATTTTAACCAATTAAAAACAAAATAATGATTACGAACTTTGAACAGATTACAAAAGAAATTAGCGGTTTTGAAACCCGAGTTATAATGCCTTTAGTGGTGGATATGCTAAAAACTAAAATAGGCAAAGGAAAGGCCACACCAAACCACATAATCCTAGATAATATAAATTTTCTGCTTCACCCTGGTATTGGTGCTGGATGCAAAAATATAATTTCAGCGGCAAGGCTTAGGAAAGTGATTGGAGCCATTAGAGTGATTGGATCCATAAAAGGATTATGCGCCAACTCACAAGGCTATTTCGTAGCCGAAACAAAGGAGGAGTTTCTGAGGTGTATAATTAGCTTAGACGAAAGGATTAAAAGCCAGTCGATAGTGATGGAGGCAATGGAGGCACAATACACAGAACTTTATTAGAATGAAAAAAGGGTGGGCCAACTTAATTTATTCCTAAAAAAGCTCAGCCCACCCCTAACCAATAAAAATTACAAACTTCTGCAAATATAAAGATAATGTTCTACTTTTGTAAATAATGAGCTTTAAAAGGTATGAGGGTAAATATCAATTTTATAGGTCAGTAGCTATTGGATTAGCTAAAAGTGTAGAGGTAGGAGAGGAATTAGTACAGGAGTTGTTTTTGATCTTGCTAAAGAAAGACAAGGAACTATTGGATAGGTTAGACAAAGAGGACAAAGCCGAGGCATACTGTATTCAAATAATGAAATTCCAGCTCTATAGTAAGAGATCAAACTTTTACAAAAGTGAATTAAGATGGAATAAGAACAGATCCGAGAATAAGGTAGTTGATTACTTAGAGGAGGAGCAAACAGAACTGGACTTTATGCACCTGGTGGAAATGGAAAAGGTGGAGCTAATAATTAAAAGGCTGCCATTTTTTGAAAGAGAAGTTTTCAAGGTGTATTTCGGAGGCTCTGGATTGAGTTTTACAAAGTTTGCAGAACAGAGTGGAATATCTAGGAAAATTCTATACAATACAATCGAGAAAGTAAAGGCCCACATTAAAGAACACTACAATGATCTGGAAGGTTAGCAAAGAAAGACAACAGAAAAGAATTAGCCTCTGTAGTTCTTGCGTTCATTTTAGGGATAAGACTAGAACTTGTGGAAAGCCAGTAGTGGGTGAGTGGGTTGTACATGAGGGCGAAAAGAAAAGGCTTTGCGGTTGTTTCATGGATTACAAAACAAAGTTAAAGTTCGGCAGTTGTCCTCTAGATATTTGGGGCAGCTCTAAACAGGAGATGGAGGAGCTAATGGATAACAAGGAGTTTCTAAAAAACATTCTAAGTTTAGAGAGGGTGAGCGCAAAAGATTTACAAAAGGCTTATTTCCTATACAGTGATATTTTAGGCACAAGGAAAACCCCGACCAGCTGCCCACCTTGCATAATAAATGACTTAAAGAAAGTAATTAAGAAAATAGAGGCAACAATAAATGAGAACTAGACAATACATAACACGCCTCCTAATACCCATAAGAAGGTCATGGAGGAACTTTGAGGAGTTCTTTAATGAATCCTTTGGCTGGTTCTTTACGAACGGAAATAAGACATAAATTAATAATCATATAAAAACAAACAAACATGAAAAAAACAATTTTAATAATCGCCATAGCTTTAGGAGCTATAAACGTACAAGCACAAACAGATAGTGCCTATGTTTATTACTGGGAGGACACGATGGAGGACAAAACCTATTACATGACCTCTTATGATTTAGTGGTAGCAAATGAGGATAGGAGCAAAGGAGCCAAGTTAACCATACATCTCACAGGAGATAAGTTTGGTTTTCTTACTGCCAAATTAATAGGGCTGGGAAACTGTGTAGAGGATAACAAAATAATCATTCTATTTGAGGACGGTACAAAGATAAATTTAGCCTCATGGAATGACTTTAACTGTGAAGGTAATGCCTATCTTAATCTTACACCTCAGCAGCTAACAAAGCTCACCACCTTAGAAGTAAAAACTATTAGAGTTACCAATGGATATAACCACAATTCTATTACCTCCAGCGAAATTACAAACCCTAGATACTTTATCCAGTTAATTTCTGCTATAGATAATAAGCTATTCACTCTCTTAGAAGATTAAAACAAAATGAAAGCTACAGAATTGAGGGTTGGAAACTTAGTCTTTAATAGTATGGGTTATTTTGAGGCTGATTATATTAGTATAGGATTGGCACATAATTATAAACCCATCCCACTAACAGAAGATTGGCTATTGAAGTTTGGGTACGATAAAAAATCTGGATATTTCACCATTAATGGCCATGTTATTTTTATTGAAATAAATAGGTTTTTATGCAATGGAAATGACATTGAACTAAAGTATGTCCACCAACTCCAGAACTTCTACTTTGCAATAACAGGAACAGAGCTAGAACTTAAAACAAACAAATGAAACAATACAACCACCCTACGGTTATTTGGTTTTTAATTGCATTAGTGGCCCTTATTGCTATATCATGTAATAAACTCCTTTTTAATACTGATGCAGAAACAGCCAAAACCCTCCACCAAGAACTGGTGAAAAATAACATTCAAGAGATCCCCATTGAGGAGGTTTCCAGACTGTTAAAAGAAAGCAGTAACCAGCCTTGTAGGTTTGATTTTGACTTTAATGGAGAGGTAGATGTTAATGATTTTCAGACAGTACTTTCAGGATATGGAAACACATACACCCTAGAAGATGTTAACGAGCTATTAATAAACTTCGGTGCTGAGTATATTGTAGACGTAATCCCTTTATGGAATAACAAAATACAAGATGTAAACTGTGGTTTAGATTGGGATGCTACCCATAGGGTAAAGTGTAACGGTAACCCTTATCTCTATTTGCCCTTAGAGGGCATCACAGTACAATGGTTTTATACAGACTTAGATTATAATGTACAAGATTCATTAGTGAGCTTAAACCCTCTTAAAATGGATTGGTACACCTATGGAAATAATGGAGGGTGTAATGAGTTTGACAGCTTCCAGCCTTTATGCAATGGAGCTCAAACAATGACTTGTAAAATATTCCTAAACGGTCAAGTTTATGAGAGGACAAATATAGGAGTAGCCACCATAAACATTCCAGATTCTTTAGACATTCCTTTCTGTGATAACCTAGAGCTTTATGAGCCTATGGATAATCTAGTGAGTGACTATGAGCCTTACCAATACCTTAATTAATTAGTAAAACATGAAGGACAAAGAAGAGGTTAAGAGTGAGGAATTAGTTGTCAATAGTACACACCTTAAAAAAGAGGAGCAAGACAGAACACGAATTGCCAAGGGTGCAGTACTCGAAGCTATGGAGAAAACTATGGGCATAGTCACGACCTCCTGTAAGGCTGTAGGTATTTCCAGAACTATCTTTTACCGATGGAAAGAGGAGGACAAAGACTTTGCAAAGAAGGTGAGTGAGGTAATGAATTTAAGATTAGACTTCTTAGAAAACGAGCTACTCAGTAGGATCCAGAAGAAGGAACCAGGAAGCAATACTTTAATAATGTACGAGCTTAATAATAGAGGGAGGGAGCGAGGTTATGGAATTGAAAGGATAGATGTAACAAGTGGAGGCAATGAGCTACTGGCCCCAAGCTGGGTATTGAATAAACAGAAACCAAAAGAAGAGGATTAATGGAATTAGTAAAGATAAGAAGTATAACACCAAACCCAGACAATCCAAGATTGATAAAGAATGAGAAGTATAAACTCCTTTTACATTCCGTCAAAGTATCTCCAGCTTTTATGTTAATGAATCCAATAAAAGTGGATTTAGATAATATGATTCTAGGAGGAAATATGAGGTATAAGGCTTGTATGGAGTTAAAAAAGAAAGAGGTTCCTATAGAGGTTTTTACAAGAGAACACGCTGAGATAAACAATAAAGCTAGAAGGGAGGAGGGAATTAAAGAAGCAAGTTACGAGGAGCAATGTAGGGAGTTTATCATAAAAGATAACATCAGCTTTGGAGAACATGACTGGGATATTTTAGCTAACGACTGGGATGCTTTACAACTTCAAGAGTATGGCTTAAAAGGTTTTCCTTTTGAGGAGGTGGAACTGGATGGATTTGAGGGTGAAGAGGAGGAGGAAAACGAAACGCACAAAACTATTTCCATAGCCTTTCCATTAAGTAATTATGAAGAGGCCAATACCTTAATTAATTACTGGAAGGAGCAAGGTATGTGTGTGGGAACTATCCTACATAAACTCTTAAAAACATACTCACCAAAGTAAATGAAACAAAGCGAGCAAGGTTTACAAGTGGCGGTGGTGGGTTACCTCCGAATGAAAGTAAAGGACATTCTATTTAATGGAAGTCCTGGAGGGATAAGGACAAGCATAACACAAGCCAGAAAGATGAAAGCTGCTGGATATAAAAAGGGGTGGCCCGATCTTCTAATCCTAGAGCCTAGAGGAGAATATCATGGATTGGCCATAGAGCTAAAAGTAAAAGGAAACTATGCCTCCATTCACCAGAAAGAGGTTATCTCTAAATTAAGAGAGAGAGGTTACAAAGCTGAGGTGTGTACTGGTTTCGACCAAGCCAAAGAAACAATCGACAAGTACTTTGATTAGCCAACCAAAAACATATTATGACGTTTCAAACTGTCAAACTAGGATTTCCATAAACCAGGGAGGCACAAGGTCGGGTAAGACTTATTCAATTATTAAGGTGTTAATAGATTACTGCTGGGAGAATAAAGGAAATAATCACATTATCACAATATGCAGAAGGACTTTGCCAGCTTTGAAAGCCTCGGCCATGAGAGATTTCTTTGAGATAATACAAAAGGAAAACTACTACACCGAGAAGCACCACAACAAAAGTGATGGAACTTATCTCTTATTCGGAAACCTTGTTGAGTTTATAAGCCTAGACCAACCCCAAAAGGTAAGAGGGCGTAAAAGGGATATACTATTTATAAACGAGTGCAATGAGATAGATCTGGAAAGTTGGGTGCAGTTATCACTTAGAACAAGGAGTAAGATTATAATTGACTACAACCCCTCAGACGAGTTCCACTGGATTTATGAAAAGGTAATGACCAGAGATGATGCCACATTTTATAAAACGACATACTTAGATAATCCATTCCTCCCTAAGTCAGTAGTTCAAGAGATTGAAAGATTAAAGGAAACAGATAGTAACTACTGGGCCATTTATGGATTGGGTGAGAGGGGTAAATCTAGGAGCTTAGTTTTTGATAATGTGGGCCAAGTAGATGAAGTGCCAGAGAACGCCAAAGAGCTCTGCATGGGCTTAGATTTTGGATATTCAAATGACCCAACTTGTTTAGTAAGGATTTATAGGAGAGGAGAGGAATTATACTTTGACCAGCTTATTTATACCACAGGATTGACCAACCAAGATATTAGCACCGAACTAAAAATATTAGAGATAACAAGAGCTGCTGAGATATTTGCAGACAGCGCAGAGCCTAAAAGCATAGAGGAAATACACCGAACTGGTTTTAATATTAAGCCCACTAAAAAAGGTCCAGATAGTATAAGAATAGGGATTGATTTAATGAGAACTTATAAGCTATTTGTTACTTCCTCCAGTACAGATATTATTAAGGAGTTCAGGAACTACAAATACAAGGAGGACAAAAACCAAAAGATACTTAACGAGCCACTGGATAAATTTAACCATAGTATAGATGCCATTCGTTACGGTTTAATTATGAAGCTGCAGCAGCCTTTTAGTGGACAGTATGAGGTGATGTAATAAGGAACAAAAAGAAACTAACTGATACTAATTAATAAGACATGAACACAAAGGAGATAACTATACCAACAAAGTGGAGTGAGATTACTCTAGGGCAATTCAGAGCCTATACCTTACATAAAGCTAGAAGTCGTAATGCTTCGCCTCTGGAGGAAAAAATGGTAGTAGTGGAAATGTTCTGTGGTATGACCACCAAAGACGTGAGGAGCTTAAACTTAAAGGATCTCAACAGTATTTATTCCGATGTAGTCAAGATATTAGAGGACAACAACGCAGAGATTAAATTCCAGCAGACGTTCACTTTCAAGGGTAAAGATTTTGGCTTTGTGCCTAACCTTAGTAAGCTATCCACTGGTGAGTGGGTAGATTATGAGGAGCTAATGAAGCAAGGAGGATATTGGCAGAAC